TGATCCAAGTGATTTTACTCCCCGTAAAGGTGTGATGACGCGTTACGCTAAGAAAATGATACGTCCGGAATTTTATGCTAATATTAAAGTTAAATCTTTGGATTTAATTTAAGTTAGTTTAGGATAAACCGATCATATAGAGAGGGGGCAGATACATTTCTGTCCCCTTTTTTTATGCCCAAAAATAACTTGATTGGAAACATATTTTCTTGATACTTATTATTATACGAAAGGGAGTAATGACAAAATGTGGTATAGAGAATGTCCAATATGTAATGGTGAAGTGAGTTATAGTAATAAACGATGTTGGTATAACGCAAAGGCTAATGACTCTATGTGTGTAGAATGTCAAAAGGTAAAATTAAGTGAATATTGGACTGGTAGAAAACGTCCAAATTATCCAAAAAAGACAAAAGGTAAAACTACGAGTGGAGATTGGTTTAGAGATTGTCCAGACTGTAATAAAGTGTTGTATTATTCGTCAAAGTGGCATAGTGATGATGCAGAACGAAATGGTAGAATTTGCAATTCGTGTTCCACATACAGATATAAAAAAACGTTTAATCATGTAATAGATGAAGATGCAATAAAGAAAATGCGAGCAACCAAAGCGGGTTTTACTTCATGGGAAGAATACAAACAGAAATATCCAATGAAAAAGTCCTACATAAACGAAGTTCACAACTTAACCAGAAAACAACCACTACACACCCTACCAAACTATTCAAAATTAGAAGAAAATAGGGGAAGAATGGGAGTTGAAGGGGCTTACCAAATAGACCATATAATTTCTATAAATAAGGGTTGGAAAGATATGATACCAGCCGAAGAAATAGCAAACATTACTAATTTACAGATTATGAAATGGGAAGATAATTTACGAAAACATTAAATACGGAAGATTCAATTCTTTCCCTTTTTTGTTTTTATAAGTTATATATTTATAGTTAAGGAGAATTATAGATGCCAAAATTAGATTACGCTTATGTTGACCCATCAACCTTTACCTCGGGTTCAGGTCAAACACCTTATGGAACTTATGAAGGTGATTCCACATTTCAATCTGATATCGTTTCAGTAACTAAATGGGTTGCTAAGCGATTAGGATACCCAGTATTACAATTAGAAATACCAAGTGGTTCAATTTATGCTTGTTTTGAAGAATCAATAAATGAGTATTCTCAACATATTAATAATTACAATATTAAGAATTGGATGTGGGAACAATATGGTGAGAAGTCAAGAATATCAGGTTCATTAAGTACTGGCGTATCTAATCCTGTAACTCCAACAAATGGTCCATCCGTTCAGTTATCAGAAAAATATGGCACCGCTGTCAATATGGGTGGTAATGTAGATTTAAAAAAAGGATATATTATTTTAAGTGGTTCTACTCAAGATTATGATTTACAAAGTGTATGGGCTGAAGTTAGTGAAAGTGGAAGAAGAATTGAAGTTCAATCGGTCTATAATCACGCATCATCAGCAATAACAAGATTTTACGATCCTTATGCTGGTTCATTTGACCAACGACAAATGTTAGATAATTTTGGATTCGGTAATGTATCACCAGCAGTATCATTTATGCTACACCCAATTAGTTATGATTTAGTTAGAGCTAATCAAATTGAAACATCGGATTTAATTAGAAAAAGTGCCTATTCATTTGAAATTCATAATAATAAGTTAAGAATATTTCCAAATCCAGCTGATGACGATAATGGTGAAAAAATATGGTTTGAATATTACGTAAAGGATGATGTTAAAAATACTAATAATGTAAGTGGTTCAATGCAAGGTGGAGTAAGTGATCCATCTAATGTTCCGTATAAATTTATTACTTATAGTTCAATAAATCAACCAGGTAGACAATGGATAAGAAAATTCACTTCCGCTTTATCAAAGGAATTACTTGGTATCATACGAAGTAAGTATAGTGCTTTACCTATACCAGATGCTGAGGTAACACTTGATGGTGATGCTTTGAAAGCAGAGGGTAGGGAAGAAAAGACACAATTATTAGAGGAGTTAAAAGAATTTTTAGAAACAGTCTCTTTGACTGAAAAATTAAAAGCTGAAGCCGAAGAGGCAAATGCTCAACAGGAAGTATTGAATAAAGCTCCATTGTTAATTTACATAGGATAATTAAATGTCAGCTACAACACCATTTTTTATCACAGAGAAAGAAATAAATTTAATTGATCACTTAAATGAGGAGTTGATTGATGAGATAGTTGGACAGTCAGTTGATATTTATAAAGTCAATACCACTCATACTAAAGATAACATTTATGGTGAAAGCACTACAAAGTATTTTAATGTTGGATTTAGGGTTAATTGTTTAGTTAGATTCAATGCACCTGAAGTCGAACAATTTAATGAAATTGGTCCAGATAATAACTCGACTATAGATTTAATGTTTCAGAGAAATAATTTAGCTAGTGGTAGTTTGGATTTCTATCCTGAAGCCGGTGATATATGTGATTGGAATGATGTTTATTGGGAGTTAAATGGGGTAACAGAACCACAATTAATTGGAGGTCACCCTAACTTCAGTCATGCCATAAAGGCAACAGCACATCGTAGTAGATTATCAAGTATTCAAATAGAAGAGAGACCAAGATAATGGCTGTTCAAATGCTAGATAAAACACTCGTGATGAAACCAAGACGTTCATCGGTGGTTAAGGTTCAAAAAGAACTTGACTTTGTGGAAAATTATGATAGTGAAAATATCTACCAAGAACCACGACAGGATAGATTTGATGAAATTATTGATCTACTAAAGACTCAGAGTATTTATGGAGAAGATAAGAACATAACTCTTGGTGTAGTGGATGTACCTATAGAGAAGCAGATATCAATCGATAAGGCTTCAACTCAAGGATTGACATCAGAAACCTATGAGAATAATAACGAGAATAAATTAGACAAGTTAAGGAAATTAAGACGTGGCAATTAAACCCATAACCAATACAAATGCTCCAAACGAATCGACAATTAATCGAGCCGAACAGACAAGCATACGTTCTGAAAAAGGTAATTCAAAAGTTGTAATTAAAAAGGGAACTGGTCGTAATGTAGGTAAGGGAATGTCAATTGGTTTGACTGATATTGACACTACTGTGATAAGACATATGCAAAACGTGATGAAACCAGTAGTTAGAGAGTCTAATGAAATTATTAAAGTACCTGTTATGTATGGTAATGAAGAAAGATGGAAATCCATAAGAAATCGTGGAGTATTAAGAGATAAAAACAATACAATTATATTACCCGTTATCGTGATTAAAAGAACAGGTGTTGCCATGAATGACCAAATGCCACTTTCATTTGATAATGATGTTAAGGGTAAATTCATCAGTGTAGTCAGATCAAGTAATGGTTGGAGTAAAAACAATCGATATGATAGATTTTCAGTACTGACTGGACAAAAACCAGTAGAAGAATTCATAAAAACAGGTATGCCAGACTTTGTAGTCTGTACGTATAACATCGTAATGATGACTGCTTTTATGGAACAAATGAATGATTTAAACACCATAATGGTAGAACACTTGGAAACTTATTGGGGTGATTCAACAAGTTATAGATTTTTAACGGCTTTAGAGGGTGATATATCTAATGAAGTTCAAATGGAATCACAAGGTGAAAGATTAATTAAAAACGAATTAACTATAACGATTAAGGGATATATGATACCAGAGTTTACTGATAACGTATTTGGTAAAACTGCTGAAATGAGTAGAGCATATCAATCAAAAAAAGTATCGTTTTCGGAAAAACTTTTATAATTATATATATAAGGTTTTATTTAAATTAACACAACAATGAGGTTATCAACATGGCAAAAGAAATTAAATTTACAGAAGATGAACTAAAATCACTTGGTGACTTACAAGGTAAGTACAATGTAGTTACTAATAAGTTTGGTCAGGTAGCTATTGCGAAATTGAATTTTGAAAAACAACAAGAATCGATAGAAGATGAAGAGTTCAAAATTACTGAAGAACTCGAATCTGTTCGTGCTGAAGAACAAACACTTCTAAATGATATTACTGAAAAATACGGACCTGGTCAATTAGATCCACAGTCTGGTATATTCACGCCATCTACAGAAGTAAAAGAAACTGCTACCGAGTAATAACTGAATAATAAAGTTCTCTTTTGGTTTTAATGTTATATTTATATATGAATAATTATATTTAATCCAAACCTTTCGGAGACTTTAAATGGCTGAAAAAATACTTAGTCCAGGTGTATTTACCAACGAAATAGACCAATCTTTCTTACCCGCAACTTTAGGACCTATAGGTGCGGCAATCGTTGGTCCGACTGTCAAGGGTCCAGTTTTAATCCCAACCGTAGTTAGTTCATATAGTGAGTATGTTAATATATTCGGTGAATTAATCACAAGTGGTTCGGATAAATATCAATTCTTAACATCACATACTGCTAAAGAATATTTACGACAAGGTGGTCCTTGTACAATCGTTAGGGTTGCTGGTAATGATACTGCTAAAGCTACTTCTAATGTAGTTTCTGCTAGTATAACAATGTTCACAATAGAAGCATTAGGTGATGGTCCACAATTTAATAATGCTGTAGGTACATATGGAACAGATGCTCTACTAACACCACAGAAAGAAAGTACACGTGATTGGGCTTCTGGTAGTTATGGTGGAACATCTGATAACTTCCGTTGGGAAGTATCACAGAAAAATACAGCTAAAGGTACTTTTACTCTTTTAATTCGACAGGGTAATGATACGAATAAGAAAAAGAAAGTAATTGAAACACATGCTAATTTATCACTTGATCCAGAATCAACTGATTACGTTTTAAAGAGAATTGGAAATACAACAAATACAGTTGCTTCGGAAGGTGGTGTTGCTTATATACAACCAACTGGTGAATTTCCAAATCAATCAAATTATGTTAGGGTAAGCGACCTTCCTGAAGCTAAAAAAACTCCAAATTGGATAGATGAAAATGGTACTGTAAATTCACCTTATAATGGAAGTGAATCACTTTATTTGCCTGCAGTAGGTACTGGAAGTGCAAATGGTGCATTTAGTGGTGGTACTATTGGAAGTACAGAAGTAGAACACCCATATAACTTTTATGATAATATAAATGCTAGTAATTCACAAGGTGTGGATATGTCAGAGAGTAATGATAGACCATCTGGTGCTTCGGTTGGTGGTGGATATGGCACGGCTATAAGTTTGTTAAAGAATAAAGATGAGTATGATTTTAATCTATTGTTTTTACCTGGAGTTGCTGACCAAGAAACTGATCATAGTGACGTTATAGGTGATGCTATTTCACTATGTGAAGACAGAGGTGATTGTTTCTTAGTTTATGATAATACATTAAAAACCGATACAGTAGCTACGGCTAAAACAAATACAGAAGCACGTAACTCAAGTTATGCTGCTACTTACTATCCTTGGGTACAGATACAAGATGCCACGACAGGTAATAATAGATTTGTACCACCTTCAGTCGTTATGGCTGGTGTTTATCATTTTAATGATACGATTGGACAACCTTGGTTTGCTCCTGCTGGATTAAACAGAGGTGGTATTGATAGTGCCGTTCAGGCTTATAAGAAATTAAGTCAAAGTCAACGAGATGACTTGTATGACTCAAATATGAATCCGATTGCTACGTTCCCAGGACAAGGTGTTACTGTGTTTGGACAAAAGACAACACAGAAGAAAGCAAGTGCCTTAGATAGAGTAAATGTAAGACGACTATTGATTGATGTGAAGAAATTTGTTGCTCGTTCTTCAAGAGGATTGGTATTTGAACAAAACACAAGTGATTTGAGAAATCAATTCTTGAATATTGTGAATCCATTCTTAGAACAAGTACAGGCAAATAGTGGATTAAATGCTTTTAGAGTCGTGATGGATGATAGTAATAATACTCCTGAAACGATTGATAGAAATATGTTAGTTGGTCAAGTATTCTTACAACCAGCAAGAACTGCTGAATTTATTGTATTGGACTTTGTTGTTCAACCAACGGGTGCAGCTTTTCCTGAATAATTTTTTATAAAGTGATATTTATTATCATAGGAGACAAAACATGGCAGAACTATTAGAAGCGAATAAGATATTTTACACACCATATGAACCGAAGTTAAAAAATAGGTTTATCATGGAAATTGCAGGTATCCCGGCTTTTACAATCAAAACAGCACAAAGACCACAGATTACTTTTGACGAAGTAGTATTGGAACATATGAATATTACCAAGTATGTCAAGGGTAAAGGTCGTTGGCAAACACTACAGATTACTTTGTATGACCCGATTGTACCATCTGCTTCTTCTGCCGTAATGGAATGGATAAGACTTCATCATGAAAGTGCTACTGGTCGTGATGGGTATCAAGATTTTTACAAGAAAAACATTACGTTTCAAGTATTAGGACCTGTTGGTGACATTGTTGAAAAATGGACACTATATGGTACTTACATTCAAGATGCTGCGTTTGGTGATTTAGACTTTAGTGCTTCAGAGCCAGTTGAAATCACACTAACGTTAAGGTACGATTACGCTATACTTGAATTCTAAATAGTTTTAACATCAAGGAGTTATAATGTCAGAACATAAGTTCCCTACGGAAGTTATTGATTTACCATCTGGTGGAAAAGTATATATAAAAGACTCACCACTATCATCAGGTAAACTTGAATTAAAATACATGACAACACGAGAAGAAGATATATTGATGTCTGAAAATCTCATTAAAAAAGGTGTTGTTATTGATAAATTGCTAGA